CGTAGACCCCGAAGGCGACCCGGGTCGCGAGCGCTAGTTTCCCGCGGTCTCCGCTTCGAGCTTGGAGAGCCCCATGATCGCGTTGAAGCACGCGCTGATGTCCGCGAGGCTCGCGCCCTCGAGGAGCTCCGGAGTCACCGGGTGTTCCTTCCCGTCGATCCGGTAGGCGACGACCGCGGCCGAGCAGACTTCCATCTGCTGCCGGATGCCGGAGGCGGGATCAGCATCCGGGTCCTTCGCCGCGTCGTTCGTGCGCTTGCAGAAGTCGATGAACTCCCGGTAGGTGAGAGGGCGGACGATCCACGCCCCCTTCGCCCCCCCTGGGCGTTCGACCTCGAGCCGATGCGACATGTCCACGACGACCGCTCCCATGCGTCCCTCCCTTGATGCGCCGGCTCCACCCTCGCCTGAGCGCCTCGGGGCGCCGTTGCAACACGCCCCCATCCCACCCTGCTCGCGAGTCTCAGACCGCCGCGATGATCAGATCGTCGTCGCCCAGGTACTCGGCCAGCCCGAGATCCGCCTGCATCGTCGTGATGAGCCCGCGGTCGCCCTCCGACATCCCCCGGTACAGCGCGCGCGGACAGTGGATGAAGAAGCGGTTCCCAGGCGTCGACTTCCCGAGCTCGAGGTTGATCGCGAAGGTCGTCGCGGCGGCGAGCTTCCCGTAGAAGTCCTCGGTCGCGACGAGCGTCTTCTCGGGATCGATGCTCCCCGAGCCCTGGCGCGCGACGATCCGCGTCGAGATCACCCCTGAGACCGAGTTCGCGTCCCTCCGGACCTGCAGGTCGTTCCCAGGCGAGAGCTCGATCGAGTCGAAGACGACCTTGTACGAGCCCACGTAGAGCTCCGAGTCGAGGAGCCGCGGGGGGACGGTCGAGGGGAACGTGATCCCCGAGAGCATCGCGACGTCGGTGACCGGGCCCAGGGGACCGAGGAAGTCGAAGGAGAGCTGCACCGGCTGCCCGGTCGAGGCGCGCAGCGTGAACGTCCCCCGGCACCCCGCGAGCTCGTGGCGCGTCCCGTCGTGGTACTGGACGACCGTGTGCGAGGCTCCGGGGCCGCCGGGCGTGGTGAAGACCGAGCTCGGCTTCCACAGGTAGCCCGCCTCGACGCTCGCGCCCCCCGCGGTCGCCGTCGCCGCGGAGGTGCCGCCGGTGATCGTCTCCGAGGTGAAGGTCCCGGAGATCGCCTGGATCACGAGGGTGTCGGTGTTCCCCGGCCAGTTCGGGATGCGGACGGTGGCCGTCGCCCCCGAGGTCCCTCCGGTGATGATCTCCCCTGTCAGGAAGGTCCCGGTGATCCCGGAGACGGCGAGGGTCCGCGCCGAGATCCGCTCGAACCCGCACGCCTCCAGGTCGACGGCGAAGGGCGGCAGCGTGATCGGTGGGGTGGTGTCGCCGGCGCCGGCGAGCTCGGTGCGGTAGGTGATCCGGCCGGTGCGGACGCCGGGCAGCGTGGGGAGCGCGCCGATCGTCGAGCGGAAGGGGTCGCGCGTGAACTGCTCGATCTCGGGCGCGAAGCTCGCCTCGAAGCAGTTCCGGGCGGCGTCGGCGGCGGCGACCGAGATCGCGGTGCCCTCCGTCGTCTCCGCTTTGATCGCGATCTGACGCTTCCTCGCGAGGAGGACCATCGCTCACCTCGATTCCAGGATTTCGAGCTCGACGCTCGCCGTCTGCCCGGAGGTCGCCGACCACACGAACGGGCTAGTGATCCGCGCGCGGATCGGCGCTTCTCCGGGCGGAGTCCAGTCGAAGGAGACGGCCCCCCCGGCGGTGCTCTCGAACAGTAGGCGCAGGGTCTGGAGCTCGGAAGGGGTGAGGGTATGCCACCGCATACGCCACCGGCGGAGCGCCGGGTAGCTCGAGGGAAGCACGTTCCGCCGGTGCATCATTCCGCTGCCCTCGGGCGGGTAGAGCACGCGCGGCTCGCGGATGACCTCGATCTCCTCGGGGGGGAGGGTGAGCTCGGCCACGGCTACCTCGGGATCCTGGGGTCGGAGATGTCGTGGCGGTAGCGGACGATCAGGGTGAGTGTGCTGCCGACATAGGGCTGCCCCTCGACGAGCACCTGTGGGTTCACTCCGGTGACCTCGGAGTCGATCGCGAGCTCGCCGAAGCGTGAGTCGATGGCGAGGGCGCGCTCGACGTCGGTCACCAGGCTGTCCACGTAGGTCGCGGTATCGTCAGGGTTCTCCTCGTCGTCGATCGCCTGGACCTCGACCGAGACGATCATCGTGCACTCGCAGATGTTCGACTCGAGCCGCTGCTTCTGCTCGTCCTCGAGCGAGAGGAGGATGGCCGGCGGGTTCGAGAGCTGAGCGCCTTCCTGCTGAAAGCGCTGCACCCCACCGTGGATGTCGTTGTCGTATCCGTTCGCCGTAGAGATCCCGGTGAGCGCTGCCTTGATTGCGACCATGATCTGTTCGCGGATGCTGGTCATCGCGCCCCTTTGCTACGCGCAGCGATGCGCCGCAGACGGAGGTCGACCTCCTCGTGGAACCGCTTCTGGACCTGAGGAAGGAACGACCGCCAGGTGGAAAAGAAACGGAGCCGGTCGGGGCGATAGTGCACCTCGCGAAGCAGGATGAAGGCGGGGAACCACCCGTAGTTGACCTTCTCGTTGTACTTGTACTTCCCGCTCTTCAGCTTCCGAGGGCGGCGCCCCGCGTAGACGATGGTGTGGCTGCTGCCTCTGACGAACTTCAGGCGCCAACGCGCACGCATCTCGTGCATGATCTTGGCGAGCGACTTCCACGTGGGTTTGACGAGTCCGCCCGCGCCCGTGTTCTCCTGTCCTGCCTTCAGGATGGGGATCGCCATGTACTGGCCCTTGCGCGCACGGACAGTGCCGCCGACCTCGAGGCCGTGCGCGGCGAAGCTGCTCGTTCCGATCCGGCCCCCGACTTTCGCGTGTCGAGACCTCGCCGCCTGCTGGGTCCCTGGGTCGACCTGCCACCGGAAGCCCTGCCCGATCGACTTCGCGCGCCGAGCCTCGAGGCCGGGCGACACGAATCCGCGCCCCTTGATCGCCACGGGCACGATCCGGAGCCAGTCGCGCCGGAACGCCGCGAGCGCGCGGCGAGAAGCGACCCATGTCGCCTCCTGGGAGTCGTACGGTGCGTCCCGCAAGAGCTTCCGGAAGCCCTCGTAGTTGAGGAACTCGAAGGAGAAGTCGGCGGCCTTCGTCTGCACCATCAGTCCACCCCCAGGAGCCGGAAGACGCCGGGATCGGAGTCGAGGATCACGGTGATCCGAAGGCGGTGGGTGGAGCCATTGAGCGAGACGTCGACGAGATCCTTTCCGCGCGAGACGCTCGTGACACCACCGGACTCGAGTCCGGAGAGCGGGATGTAGAGCTCTGCGGACCGTCGTAGATACGGCCCTGAGGAACTCTTGCGGTGCCAGAAGACGGCGGCTGTCACTGAGAAGCCGGCACCGAGGTCTCCATCTGGGTAGTAGGTGATGGTCTCCTGCGCGATGAAGGGGAAGGCCGTCTGCAGACTGTCCATGCCCCTCCCTGTCAGCGGTGGGCGATGAGGTGCCAGGCGCCCTCATCGCTCGAGACGATCTCCGTGACGAGACAGCGGACCGGAGCCTCACCCTCGACGAGCACGAGCTCCACCGTGTCACGACCAGGTCGCACATCCGCGACACCGATCGCCTCGTTGTTCGCGATCCAGAACTCCACTTCGTGCCCGCTGGCCCTCCCCGCGACGAAGTCGAGGGGACGGACCACGCCCCTCTCGACCACGGCTCTGCGGGCGAGGCCCGCTCCCGTTCCCAGGGGGAAGTAGATGATTGGATCGGTGAGCAACTCGATCTTGAAGGCATCGAGTGCGCCTGAAGTGATGTCGGAGATCTCGAGCTCCGACCCGAGCGCCTCGAAACGGAGGACGAAGGACTGGGAGACCGCGAGACCGAGCAGGGTCTCGAAGTTCGCTTGGAAGGTCTGCTCGACCCGTTGGAGAACTTCGACGGCCGACGCGAAGGAGGCCGCGATCTCCCGGACCGACTCGACCTCGAGGCCGATGCTCGCGACAAGCTCTTGCGACGACTCCTCCTGCAGGATCCGGTCCGCCACGACGCCATGAAGCGTCTCGAGCTGGATGACGAAGGACTGGGAGACGGGGCTGACGACCTCTCCGAGGGCTTCCAACTGGAGGATTCGGTCCGCAGACAACCCCTGGAGGACTTCGGCGTTGAGGGCATGGGTCTGCGTGAGCGAGGAGAGGACCTCGACCGCAGTCGCGTAGCTCTGTTCGAGCGCGGAGAGCGCCTCGACCTGAGCCGCGTACGAGACATGAAGCGTCCCGAGCACCTCGACCGCGGAGACGATGTCCGCCGACAGACCCTCCAGCACTTCTGCCGCGGTCGCGTAGCTCGCGGAGAGCCCCTGAAGGGACTCGACCTCCGTAGCGAACGACACGGCAAGCCCGCCGAGGGCCTCGTGTGCGGTCGCGAATCCCTGGGAAAGCCCCTGGGTCCCCTCGAGCTGCGTGGCGAAGGAGGGGCCGAGCCCCTGCAGCGTCTCCGCCTGGATCCCGAAAGACTGGGACACGGGGGTACCGCCTGCAGACGGGATCCACTGTACGGCCTCGTAGCTGAAGACGTGATCCGCGCTGATCGTGCTGACTACGGAGGCGGTGACGGTGTCCTCGTCGGTGAGGACGAACGCGGCCCAGGATCGCGCCATGTCGGAGTCGGCGTTCGTCCCCTGGCTCTCCCCCATCCCGTGGATCATTGGAGTGCCGACACCTGAGTTCGCGGCATCCACGGCGGATCCGAGCGTCGCCGTTCCGCTCGTGGCGGACGAGGCAATCGTCAGTGTCCCGCGCTGGACTTCCACATCGGCGGGCCACTGGATCGCCTGCAGCCGGATCGTCGTGTTGGCGCTCTCCGATGCTCCCCCATTGGCGCGGCTCGCAGATGCCTCGTCGATGTCAGAGAGCCAGACTCGAACGCCGTTCGTGTCGAGGTCCCCGTAGGGATAGGCGTTGGTTTGGCTCGCTAGTAGAGTTGCACTCGATAGGGTGAGCGTGTCTCCGATCGCGGTCGTGCCGTTTGTGACGGTCCCCGTGATCGAGATGGTGAGCGACTCGCAGTTGAGGTCAGTGTTCTCGACGACGAAGAACGTACCGAGGATGTCGCCGAGCGAACTCACGTTGATGTCGAAGGTCACATCCGAGAGCGATGAAATGTAGCCCGCGCAGGTCCAGCGTCTTCCGTCGAAGACGGAACCAGTGTGGTAATAGGTGAAGACCAGGAACGCGTCCGCGAGCTCGTTGATGCCAGTCCCAAGGCTGACGACCTGCTGCGTCCCTGTCAGGTTGATCGACCCGGATTGGATCACCGTTCCGTCGACGAGTTGAAGGATCTCGACCTCAGCGGTGATAGTGCCGAGGTCGGCTCCTTCGTCACGCGTAGCCGTGACTGTTGCATCAGCGATCGAGATCGAGACCATCGTCTGGTCCGCCTCTGAACTGGCGTTCGAGACCTTGACAGTGGTCCAGTATGGGATGCACCTCGCGGGCGTGCTCAGGCTGATTTCAGCCGTACCCGTGAGGTTCGTCCCGGTGATGGTGATCGTGAGGCGTTCGCGCTCTTCGACCGGTGAAGCCATGGCGTCACCTCACGCGCAGGGTTCGCCCGAACACCCTCCAGAGCACTTCCTTCTCGCCGTTCGGGCCGACCACACGGTATTCGTGGCTCGACGGGAACAAGATCCTCCCGACCTCGTCGGTGGCGATGAAGATGTTCGAGATGCCGTCGGTGAGGTCGAAGATCATCATTCGCCCGCCGATCTCGACCTTGACGTTCTGCGCATCCGACCCGGAGGGGGAGTCCGCGGGGGTGAAGACGCGGATGAATCTCTCGACGGAGCCCACGGCTTCATCGAGGTCCTCGGCTGCAAGATGCGTGATCGGAGGAGTACCGCTCACCGGGTGCTTGTCGTAGATCCGGATGATGAGCCGATCGTCTGCGATGGGGGAGTTCGCAGTCCATGCGCTCAGGACGTTCTGTGGATTCGAGAAGCTGCCGAGCTCCGCGGACCCGCCGGGATCGTCGGTACGGTTCTGCCATTTCGGGAGATTCGCGTTCCCGTCGTGCGTCCAGCCGGACTTGAGAGCGTTGTACTGCTGCTGCGTCAGCTCGACGACGAAGTGCGTCGGGTTCGTGGCGAACGGGCCAGCCGCGATCTGCGCGAACGCCGGGGACGCTGAGCGGACGTCGACCACGACGTTGGCCCAGGTCTGGTTTCGGTTTCGGCCGCAACCGGCGGCCGCCCTCTGTACGACGGCGAAGAGTGCCATCAGGTGGTATTCCCGAGCAGCTGCAGGGTGATGTCGTCCTTGAACGCCGCGTTCCCCGCTGCGAGATCGACGCGGATCCACGCACCGATCTGGGATCCTGCCGCGAGCGCGTTGCCAGGGACGGGTTCCTCGACGTTGAGCTGCTGGAAGGTGCCGACCCCCGAGGGTGCGGTGAGGCGGTTCGTCGAGGTCCCGGTGTCGTTGACCGCATCCTCGACGGCGAAGAGCGTGTCCGATGCCGCCGAGGGCTCGGTCGTCATCTTGACCTTCGCCGAGGTGAGGGTGAGCGTCCCGTGGGTGTTCTTGAGGAAGACCTTCTCGTAGATCGAACGCGTCGCGGATGGGTTCGAGCTCGAGTTGTACCCGAGCCTCCGTACCTTCGTGACACCTGGCTCGAGAGTGCACACGGTAGGGCCGGAGGACGAGCGCCGCACCGTGATCGTTCCGACTGCTGTCGCAGACATCACGACCTTGAGCACGCGCTCGAACGTGGTCGCTCCGGTGTCCGGCGTCGTTCCGTTGATGTTGTAGACTTCCGAGACGATGGCGCCGGCCGGGCTGCGTCCGGTGATCGTGACGGTCTGCGTGGTATCGGAGCCGGAGCTCGAGAGCACGTCGAGCGTGTCGTTCGCCGCCATCGGTGTGAGTTCGACCTTGGTCGTGAGGTCGATCGCACCGCCCTGTGTCGAGGAGTCATCCTCGGCATGGTTCGCGGCTCCGTAAGCCTTGAGGTCTGAAGCTGCGATCGGCATGGCGGTCCTCCACGGTCAGGGCGAGTAGGCATCCGGGGGGCGCCGTGCGGGCGGCGCCCCCCGAAGTGGAGTGGTCGTCAGGACTACGTGAGGGTCGTGCGCGTGGTGTTCGCCCACCAGCCCGACGCGACGCCGCGCCAGCACGAGATCCCGTGCTGGTGCTGACCCGTGTCGTGCTCGTAGTCCGAGCCCTCGGCCTTCGCCGTGTACTTCGGCGCGAGCCCGCCGCCCTCGCCCGAAGGCATCTGGGTGCGGAGCACGGTCGGGACCGGGGAGTCGGTGCGGAACACGTAGACGATGTCCGCGGTGAGCCGCGCGCTCACCGAGAGCTTGATCGTGATGTCGTCCTGGAGCGCGAGCTCGTTCGACTTGAACGCGCCGCCCCCCGCGATCATGTCGCCCTTGATCGCGGCGAGGGCCGCCCCGCGGTACTTCGCGGGGACGAGCACGCGGATCCCGGTCATCTCCTCGTTGAGCGGCTCGTTCTCCTCGTCCTTGAAGTTCGAGAGAGCCGTGATCGCCTCGAGGATGACCGCGCGCATCTCGTCCGCGGTCGGGTTCGCGGGGGTGGTCGCGTCGAAGCCGAGGTTGTTGTCCTGCGATGTGCCCGCGTCGTTGACGTGGGCGTCGGCGTAGAGAGCGACGCCGTCGTAGCCGGTCGGGTTCGCGACCAGCAGATCGGTGATCATCTTCCCCCAGTGCGAGTAGTAGCGCCGGGTGAGGTCGTTGATCTTGATCTGGTGCTGGCCGGTCTTGTCGTAGGTCATCGCGTCGACGTCGATGTCGATCGAGGACTCGAACTTCTTGTTGATGATCTCGATCCCCTTGTCGACGAGCCGCTTCGCCTGCCGGCCGCCGATCCACTCGCGCATCGCGGGGACGTCGACGAGGTGCTTCACCGTCTCGGTGAACTGGTCCGAGCGGATCGGGTCCATCCCGCCGGTGATCTCGGCGACCCACTGGGGGACCGTGCCCGAGATCAGCGACTGGAAGATCCACCCCCGAATCGCTCGGCTCGAGAGAGCCTTTGCGCTCATCGCGCGCCTTCCTTTCCTGTGGGGGTGACCTCACGGTCGCCCCGAAGTGGGACGATCGGAGGAACTACACCTCGGCCGTGGCCAGGGTGTTCAGCGAGGACGCCTGGAACGCGACGATGCAGACGCCCGACGAGATGAAGCGGTCGACCCGCCCCACGCCGAGGCGGCTGGTCGCCGTCAGGTTCAGCTCGTCGTCCGCGCCGCAGTACACCGCCGCGCCGTGGCTCGTCGCGGCGACCGAGGTGACGGGGAGCTCGACGCGCCCCTGCTTCCGGACGCGCACTTGCTTCGCGCCCGAGGCGCCGGGGTTGTTGTTCACGTCTTCGAGCGCGATCCCCGCGAAGAAGGGGTCGGTCGCGACGGCGGGGCGGGCGAGGCCGTTCGCGTCGAGGGAGATCAGCCCGCCCTCGTAGATCACCGTGTTCGTGAGGACGGGGTAGCTCCCGTCGATCTCACCGCCCGCTTCGTACTTGCGGGGCGTGGCTCTGGAGAGCGCCATGTTCGATCCTTCCGTGTTCTCTCGCCTTGGGGAGGGTCAGGGGTTCGGGACGCGGACCTAGTTCAGGAGGAGGTCCGCGACGAGGTCGCGGCGGATGACCTTCGAGAGCGGGAACCCGCCGTCGCGCACCGTCTCGAGGTGCCCGACGAAGCCCTTCTCGTCGAAGTGGTTGCGCAGCGCCGGGTCCTGGCGGAACGCGGCGACCGCGCGCTTCTCGAACTCCTCGTCGGAGATCGAGGACTTCGCGGCGCCCGGCGCGGACGCCGTGACCTCGCGGAACGGCGTCGGATCCGGACCGACCGGAGGCGGGGTCGAGGCGGCGATCGCGTCGAGCTTCGAGGCGTTTGCGTCCTTCCGCCCCTCGATCAGGGAGAGGAGCGCGTCGGCGGCGTCCGTCCCCTTCTGCACGTGGCTCGCGGCGAGCGCGCTCTGGTGCGGCGCGGCGCCCGCGATGATCTTCGCGGCGCGCGTGCGCTCCGCGGCGACGGCCGCGGAGACCGCGGCGTCGACCTCGGCCTGGGTGAACCGCGCCTCTGCGGGGGGCGCGGCGGTCGGCGGCGCCTCGCCCTTCGGCTCGGCGGCGGCCCGCGTCACGTTCGACATGATCGGTCCTTTCCTCCGTTCGCCGAAAAGCTCGGCGTCGGTGTTCTCGTCGGCCCCGAGCGTGGTCACCGTGACCTCCCGGAGCCTGGTCTTGCGAAGGACCACCGCGGGCCCTTCGAGGGAGTAGCCGTTCACCTCGACCGAGACGTCGTCCCCGACGTCCTCGATCGACTCGATCTCGAGCATGACGCTCGCCTGCCAGGGGAAGCCCTCCTCCGCGAGCTCGCGGACGTGCCGCCCCTCCTCCGTCTTCTTCGAGAGCACCCCCTCGGCGACGAGCCCCTCGCCCTCTTCGAGGCCGAGCGTCTTCGTGTAGCCGACGATCCGCGCGGGGGAGTGGTCGAGGAGGATCGGGATGTCGGAGCGGTTCCACCGCACGCCCGAGAGGTCGACGACGACCTTCCCGAAGTACCAGTGCGACATCGGCTCGCCGGAGTTCGCGCGGATGCGAAGGCCGAAGGGCTTCCCCTCCTCGACCTTCTCGGCGAAGGCGACGGAGGCGCGGAAGACACACTGCTCCGCCTGGAGGGCGACCGTGTCGCCGGCGGGGGCGGCCCAGCGGGTGATGGTCTCGGTGCTCACGGCTCCTCCTCGTCGTCCTCGTCCTCGTCGGGCTCTGCGGCGGTTCCGTTCGGCGCGGCGGCGACCGGGGTGAGCCCGAGCTCTTCGCGTCGCTCACGCTCGCGCGCCTGCTGCTCGAAGGTCTCCTCCCAGTCGCGGCCGAGCGCGGCGCACTCCTCGGCGTACGTGGAGAGCCCCTTCTCGATCGCGGTGGCGCTCGCCTCGACCTCCTTCACCGGGTCGACCCATCCCCACCCCGGCGGCACCCAATTCGCGCGGCACCACGCCTCGCGGTCGGCGTTGAAGTCGATGTCCCCGAGTTCCCCGCGGAGCCACGCCTCCTCGAGGAGGAGCTCCCACATCGGGGCGAGGATGGAGGCGGTGAGCAGTTGCTGGAGGCGGCGGAACATCCGGCGCGCCTCGAGGAGGGCGGCGCGCGCGCTCGAGAAGTTCAGCTGCGAGAAGTCCTTCGTCAGAAGGACGTAAGGGAGGTCGCACGCCGCGGCGAGCTGGACGACGATCCCCTTCACGAGCTCGGCGTACGGCTGCGCGAGCCCGGTCGGCGCGCCGAACGTGATCTGCTGCCCCGGCTTGAGGTACTCGACCTGGCCGGGGTAGAGGTCCTCGATCCGCTCGCGCCCGTCTGCGCCGCCTCCGCCCTCCTTCGCGACCATCGCCGCCATCCCTTCGGGGTCGGCGGTCGAGATCATCGCGGCGAAGCACGCGGCGATCCGCTCGCGTACCACTGTCGCTTCCTGGAGCTTCTCGAGGTCGCGGAAGAGGGCGAGGACCGGGGCGAGGAGCGGAGCGCCGCGGGACTGATGGGCGCGGCGCAGGATGTAGGAGTGGAGGATGTTCGGTCGCCCATCCTTGTCCTTAGCCGGGATCTCCCGCCACTTGATGACCGGGTACGAGTACTGCCCGTCGTTTGGGTGCCCGACGCGGATCCAGTACTTCGAGGGCGCGCCGTCCTCGTCGAGCTCGATCCCCGAGCGGACGCGGTCGGTATCCGACCCCATCGGGCTCTCGAGGCGGTCGGCGTCGACCAGGTCGAAGGAGAGGTTGTAGGGTCGGCGGCTGTTCGGCTTCGGCCGGGTGCGGACGAGGATCGCCTCCCCGTCCTCGAGCACCGATCGCACCGCGAGCTCCTGGAGTCCCGCGAGGTCGAGGCGGCCGGTCGTCTCGCACCAGCGGTTCCACCGCCGCCAGGCGCGCTCTGCCGCCCGCGTGAAGTCCGCGCCTTGCTCCGGGGTGATCCCGAGCGCGTCGATGTCGGGGCGCGACTGCACGCGGATCCCGGCGGCGCCGACCACGTTCTGCGTGTGGGTGGAGACGAGCGCCGCGGCGAGACCGTTGTCGGCGACGAGCTCGCGGGAGCGCGCGCGGAGATCCGGGAGCTGCGGGAGGAGGGCGGCGTTCGCCGACTCCCCGATCCCGTTCCACGGACCGGAGACGCGGCTGCGAGTGCGCGAGCTGCCAGAGTGGAAGGCGAAGAGCTCGCGGATCGCGGCGCGCTGCGCTCGGCGCTTCAGGCCGGCCCCGGGCGCGAAGAGATCGACCACGGAGTCGATCGCGCGGGTCAACCCGTTCTCCGCGGGCTTCGCGAGCGCGCGCTGACGCCGCAGTCGTTCACGGTTGGGGTAGACCGTCGTCGTCGCCATCACCCCGCCTGGAACCGTGCGAGGTTGCGCTGGAGGCCCTTCTGGGCGTTCACCTCGAGCTCGAGCTTGCGCTCGAGTTGCATGAGCTCGTTCAGCGAGTACCGAGTGACGTCTCGACCGTTGATCGTGTGCGACTGGAAGGCGCCGCCCGTGAGGATGGCGTCGATCGTCGACTTGACGAGCTCGAGGCGTTCCGCTGCCGTGGCCATGAACGGAGCGTAGGAGCGAGGTCGAGAGGCGAGAAGAAACTAGGGTATGCCCTGGCATACCCTCATCGGATCAGAGCCCGAGCTCGTGCCGGAGCTCCGGTGGGCACTGGAGGTAGCGCATGGGGACGGCGACCGCCTGGAAGCGCAGCTCGCACGAGCTGCACCGGTGGTAGGTGCGCGAGCCCGACTTCGTCTTGCCGTAGTTCCGCACCTTCCCCTGGCAGCGCGGGCACTCGAGGCGCGCGAGCGCCACGATCAGCACCTCACCCTCGGGGATCTCTCCGTTCGGAGCCTCGGCGCGCGGGGAGAGCGCGAGGTCGAGGTCGGGGAGCGGCGCAGGGGGGAGCGCCGCCGGTGGCGGATGCCGTGGCGGTGGTGGCGGGGGCGGTGCAGGACGGCGCGAAGGGATCGGGCCACCGCGCGCCCAGGAGAGGTCGGCGCTCAACGGAGCCACCCCGCTCCGCTCCCCGCCCACTTCCCGCGGCGCCGCGCGGGCGCGCCGCGAATATTTTCGCGAATATTCCGCGCAGCTTCCTGGGGCTCGCGCGGCGGGGGGTCATCGCCGCGGGTACGTGGCGGCGGGGAGGGCCGGGCGCGCGCGGTCACCGTGCCCAGGCGCGCGTGCTCGTCCCGGAGCCGGTGGACCTGCGCCATGTCCGCGGCGACGGCGGTCAGCACCTCCGCGTCCCAGAAGTGGTTGCGGCCGGCCCCCGGCTTCGTGACCCACCCGGGCTTCCCGGTCTTCGGCTTCCGCGCGATCCGGTGCTCGCTCGAGCACTCCTCGAGGTACTGGCGCCCGGGGTCGCGGTGCACGGTCCACGCGCCGGGCTCCGACATCGGGATCCGCATGAAGCTCAGGACCTTCGACTTGTAGAAGTCCGTCGAGAAGCGCCAGAGCTTGATCCCGTAGCGCGCGGCGAGCCCCTGGTGCGTGCGGTCGACGCGCCCGATCTGGAGGGGGATCCCGGAGAGGGTGTCGACGCCCTTCGTCGGGCGCAGGACGTGGAGCCACTTCCGGCAGAAGCGGTAGACGACCGGCGCGTGCTCCCCGTCCCCCGAGTCGATGCACGCGTAGAAGACGCGCGCCGTCGTCCCATCGGTGACCGGGAACTCGCGCGTGAGCACGCGGTCGACGAGCGCGTCGATCCCCTGCACGATCCCCGCCTCGACGAGCCACGACCGCTCGCCGACGCCCCACGCGCGCACGACGTAGTGGAGCTGGTAGTCGCCGACGTCGATCCCGCAGGTGAGGACCTTCGCCTCGCTCGGCACCTCGCCCGCGGCGTGCGGCGCGGTGCGCGTCGCGAGGTAGTCGGCATCGACGTTCTCCCCCTTCTCCTCCCACGGCCACCCCATCCACGAGTTCTGGAAGTTGAGGAGCTTCGAGCGGTCGCGGTACGAGCCGAGGAACTCGGCGGCGACCCGGCTCCAGCTCGTCCACAGGAGGATCGTCGCGGGGATGTGGAAGCCGCGGTTCCGGTTCGTCGGGACCTTCCCCACGATCTTCCCGTCGCGCACCTTGCACCCTTCGGGGCACCAGACGCCCCGGGCCAGCATCTCGGCCTTCTTCCCATCGTCGTGCGCGTGCCCGCACTTCGCACAGGTGAAGCGCGCGAGGTCCTCGGCGAGGACCTGCTCGGGGTCGCGGACGTCCTCCGGCCACTTCACGAGCTCGAAGGCGGGGACGTGGTAGGTGCCGCAGGAGAGGCAGGGGATCCAGTAGCGCCGCTGGTCGCTCGCGAGCCACTCCCGGAAGATCAGCCCGTCGCGGAGCGTAGGGGTGCTCGAGAGGCAGCGCTTCGCGTCCCCCGTCTCGAGGAAGGTGCGCTGGCGCTCGCGCGCGAGCGAGACGGGGTCCGCCTCCTTCCCCGCGAACGCCGGGTACTTGTCGACCTCGTCGAGGAGCACGTCGCGCACGGGGGTGCTCGCGAGGCTGCTCGCGGAGTTCGCCCAGGCGAGGGTCAGCAGCGCCTCGCCGATCTTCACGAGGGACTGGGTGTTGTCCGCCTTCCACTCGGACATCCGCCGGCGGAGGGGGGCGGTCTGCTCGATGAGGGGCCGCACGCGCAGGCGCATCAGCTTCTTCGCGTCGGCCTCGGTGGGCAGGACGAGGATCATCGACCCAGGCCGCTGGTCCATGGAGTAGCCGAGACAGTTGAGGAGGGCCTCGGTCCCCCCAGACTGCGTGCACTTCATCACCGTGATCTGCTCGACGGTGGGCTCGGTCCACGCCTCCATGATCCCCTGGAGGTACGGCGCGCGGTCGTTGCGCCAGGGGCCGGGGCGCGCGTTGATCCCCGGGGGGATGATCCGGAAGCGCTCCGCCCACTCGGCGACCGTGAGGTCCTCCGGTGGGCGCCAGGCGTCGCGTTCGGCCTCGGTCCAGGCGAGAGCGCCCGGGTCCTCCGTCATGCCGTCCCCCTCGGCGTGAAGGTGGGGCGGGGGGTTCGCGCCGCAGAGGCCGGAGCCCCCTGCATTCCCCCGCCCCCTGCCGCGCCCGAGGGATCCCCCGACCCCTCATCGGCGCGGCGATCTCAGCGTGCGGCGACGCGCCGCTTCCGAGTCGTGTTCGTGCGCACGGGCTCCGAGCGCGCCGCGGCGTCCTCGGTGGGAGCCGCGGGGAGGGGGAGGGGCCGCGAGTAGCGCTCGCGGAGGCGGTGGTGCGCCCGGCGCAGGATCGCCTCGACCTCGCGCGCGGTGCGCGCCGCCGCGAGGTCCGCCTTCTCCTCCTGGATCAGGGAGTCGAGCCCGCGGACGAGCTCGGTCACCCGATCGCGCAGCATCTGCTCGACCTCGAGGCGACTGACGTACCGGCCGCGCTCGACGTCGAGGCGGAGCTGCGCGCTCTCCGCCTGGATCTGCCGCAGGCGCGTGATCGCCCGGCGGTGATCCCGCGTCTCGACCCGGAGCTCCGCGAGCTCGTCCTCGTCGAGGCCGAGCTCGAGCTGCGTCTCGCTGCTCCCGTGTCCCCCCGTCTTCCCCGCGAGCCGTCTCCGCGCGCGCGCCGCGCGGTGCCACTCGCGGACCTCGTCCTCGTCCCACCCGTCCTCATGCCGAGCGGGGAACTCCCCCCAACTCTTCCATTGAGTGATCGCCCCGGGAGTCACTCCGAGCGCCATCGCGAGCTCGGCCTGCGTCGCGTGTCGTGGCACTCACCGACCCTTCCGCTCCCTGGCTCTAACCTCGTACGTACTAGTTGTTTAGTACAAGTTGAGGCCATGCAAAATGGCCAGAGAAGCCGCGCGATGATTTCAATCGCATACCTGGTCTGGCGAAGGAAGAAGCTCGAAAGCTGCTCGAAATGGAAGTAATTCTCTGTCGCGTGGAAGATTCGGAACGCCGCAGGGAGCGCGGAAT